TTCTTTTTCTTATAACCCATTATCTTTGCAACACCTACTGGTACTCCAAATTCTAATGATGCTTTTTGATATATTTTCTCTGGTAACATACACCTATAAATATCTGAAAAAAGAAAACCCCACTTTTGGTGGGGTCTCTGTTGTTATTTGTTAATAAACTTTTTTCCGAAGTTGATTAGGTACGGAAGAACTTTCCAACCTACGATTAAACCTACAGCGAAGTGTAAGTTTAAAACGAAATCTAATACTGCCATTTTCATTCAGTTTAAGGTTAAAGAATAAATAACCATCAGTCAACTGATATTCGAATTCGTATTAATAAGTATAAAGGAAATTGGTAAAAGTGTTTACTGTCTTACTACTACTATTTACTGTCTTGCTTTATTTGCTTCTGCTGCTGTTTGCTGCTGCTGTCATTTATAACTATCGAGGTTTTTTTCTTTTTCTTTAGAAATGAGGTAAATATATTTTTCCACATGGGTGTCAAACCATATATCAAAATAACTCGTACTAGGAAAAATCTTGGCCCCGGTATTCGCACGTATCCGACCCGCTTACAGCGCAACCCCTTTTTTCGAGCTACACGAAATTCAGTGCGCAGTGGTGTAGTGTGTTAGTGCGGCACGGGAGAGCACAAAGAACCCGCAACGAAGTTAATCGCTGCGGGGGCGTGAGTGATTAGCTCACTATTGTATATGAGTAATTATCAATTAGTACATCTTGCGAATGAATGCAGGTGTTAGTCGTTCACTTTCACTCATTGAGCCGGACCATTGTGCCATCATATCGTTAGCTCGGTTAATACCTTCTCTATGAGTATAACGAATACCTATCTTCATATCCTTACACCATTGTTGAAACCTTTCGTCTGCCATAGTAGCATTACGTTCTATCTCTATGGTATGTAATCTGTCTATTGTTATATTCTCTATTGTATTCATATATGTGGTCTTTGCTGAATTTATTTTACTTCAATTGTCCGGCTTACTTATACTGGCGTAATGCTTGTACTATTGGTTTGAGTAATTCCATTTCTATAAGAGATTCTCTCAAGTTCATACATTTTACTCCTTTAAAGTAAACTTGATATCCTTTTCCACGAGTAGATGAACAATTCATATCACACTCATCTTTAATAAATGCCATCTTTCTATCATTCATTAATTCGATGGGGATGTAGATATGTGGTGCGTAAGCTGTTCGTTTACCTTCTAATTGTGGGTAGTTATCAATACGAACACCATTAGGATATTGTTTTACGAATTTGTTTCTACCATCGTTCATTGGTTCTAAACTATAACTTGACATGTTTTTTGTTTGGTTGATTCCCCAACTCCAAGGTTTTATTAATAATTAGTTATGCTTTTGCTTTCGGAGGATGTTGTACAAACTGCTCTGCCAATATAGCATCTTCATTCTCTGCCATCATCTCGTCCATTTCATCATGCATTTTCAATATGGCCATAGCGTGACGTATTTCATTCAACCTTTCACTTGCGGCATATTTAGGTTTGCCATCCTTCATTGCTTTAATCTTTTTCATTAGGACTACTTCAGCGTGTCCTAGTATTTCCATTACGTGTTCCATTCACTTTGTGTTTAATTGAATCCCACAATATCGGGGTGTACTTTTTTTCTTTATATCGAGCTTGCCTCTCGTACGGGTTCCTGCTATATGAGCCAGGGTATTTGTAGTATTTAGTTGTTATTGGTTGTAATTGATGTGTCCATTCGTGTATGCATGTTGCAATCAATTCTCTGACGTCCTCACATTGGTCCCAAAATATGTAGACCTCATTATCGGTATCATCATACTGCCCACACACATCAGGCTCAAAACCTTTCACTATGGACCAAACAGGTTCATATTTTTTTCTGTTATTAGTACCAAACTCTCGTCTGCACCAGCGTAATGCCATATTTGCGATACGAACTGTCGGCTCTCGTCCGAGTCGTTCTATCGGGGTGTTTAAGTGTATCATTTCATTTTATTAGTTTAAATAAAAAGACCGGCGCTCTCGTGCACCGGTCTTATACGTTAGTACTGCTTTAGTTGTAAAGTAAATCGGAGAATAACCATTGAGTAAGAATCGAGATGCAATTCTAACATTGTAGAGCATAGAGTGGGAGTCGAACCCACGCTATGCTATAAAGTATGGCGGTAGTCAGTAACTCGAGTAGTTTAGTTTGAGAATAACCTACTATGAAACAAAGCTACACGCCAATTAGATTACTTCACGATTGAAGTAGTATCCGCAGATACTGCTGCAGTTGTATCAACTGCTACTGCTGAACTATCTACTTTTGTAGAGTCAGTTGCGGTTGCTTCAGTAGAAGCTGGATTACCACAAGCTACCATACCCAATGTGATAGCAATTGCCATCGCACCGATTTTAGCTTTACTTACGAATGTGCTCAAACGCTTTGCGTTGTAAAGAGCCTTTGTAGTGAAGAAGTCACGCTTTTGCTCACTTTGAGCAGTTGCTGCTTCGTTAAGGTTGTTCACTAATTCTGTTACCTGATACTCAACTTTTGACTTAATTGTCTTAGCCATAAAAAAACTGTTTTGACCCACTTGATTATTAATTATTGAAGTCCGCCATAGTGGGGTCGGTTTACTATGGTTTCTTTCACGATTGTTATACAATATACGAAAACTTTTCGATATTGCCAAATGTTTTTTAAAAGTGGGACCGGTTTACCACGCCGGCCCCTTATATGAATCACACACTATATTAAAGTACATACTTATCACACCATTCACGGATAGCATCGGTTGCTACATCAATAGCATGGTCCGTATCAATATCAATATCATTCAGTACAATTACATTGCCATCTTCGATTTCGAATTGAGCAGACTCTTTATCGTACAAGTCGGACTCATCAATACCTACATACATTTGATGTCGTACGTGTTCAATCAATTCACCAACTTGCTCGTCAGTAAACGTTGTTGTACGTTGGTCCGTTTCGATTGATTTAACCAATGCAATTACGTCACTCTTTGTGAACATACTTGCAGGAGAATTGTTAATGATATCAATCACTTCATTAACTGTCTTCGGGGTAGCACTTTGCTTACTCATATCCTAAATTTAAATGTTTACTAATTACTTATCGGTATCTTCCGGTCTCTTTGCTTGCGCATCTCTTATTGCCGCCGGCACAATGGCTTCCAAGTCAGGCACAAGCTCACTCAATTCTTTTGCGGCTTGCATTTCCTTACGTTCACTCTTTGTGGATGCACGTTTCACTGCATTGGTGAATGCTTTATCCAAACTTGCTTCAGTATCTACCGATGTCACAAACATACGCACTGACTCTTCGTCAACAAAGTAACGTGGTTTATCAATGTGTTTGCCGGTCACTTCGTACACTTCGTACTTATGGCGACCTTCACCGAAATTAAATACCTTTGTTTTAAGGGTTGCAACATAACCACGTTTCAATCCCTTTAATGTTTTCACTTTACTCTTACTCATATTAATGTGTACTATTTAGTTCGTAATTAAATTCTTTCAACAATTGTGTTTCGATTTGATGTGCCATTGCTTTACCTCTGACTACATCCACTATAAACAATTCGTAAACAGCCGGGTCATTCTCACGCATATCTACATAGAGCGCCCATTCTTTTTGTTCACGTCGGGCTCTACTCTGATGTTTTAAGAAACGCAGGTGAGCTGAATAGTGTACACGTCTACCGATACATGCGGTAACACCCAAATACGATTTGCCGTTTGATGTGTTTACAATTTCGTATATAACGTGGTTTCTATCTGACCTTTTCTTACGCATATTATTTATTTTAAATTACTTTACAATTTCACCATACCCACTGCCGTTGGTATTAGTAACGAACCAACTCCAATCTTCATCACCATAGAAGCGGTCCCAATTCGGACCTTTACTTAATTGTTTTCCGTTGTACTGAATAACCTTAATATCTTTAAGGATGTTGCGGATAGTATTATAATATCCAAACTCATTAATCTTATTCAATCCAGCCATATCGTTCTCTTTAACAAACATATTGCGGATAACGGTTGCCCACGATTTTTTCATATCGGTATTAACTACTTCATTCAGTGAGTCATATACCCTAACAATACATTTTTTGTTAGCCCAATCGTAACCAATTTTCTCAAATACTAAATCTTGTCTAATCTTACTCATATTGTTATTATTTACTTCTTTTAATATACGTTTCATAAAATGCCTTAATAAAGGCGTAACTGAAAATTGAACCAACTGATATAACAATCAATTCAAAAATGGTAATGTGTGTACCCATATTATTTACTATTAATTTCTTTTAACAAATTAGTTACTACTTCGATACTCATTGTAGTATCATTCATTCCTTTAACGAAAGCAGTGGCATCTTTTTTAGTAACAAAGTATTTCACAAACTTACGAGGACCAGATACTTTCCAAACTTCATACGTTGCCGGTTCAAAAGACTCTGATTTCATTCTTAACGTCCTGCGGACTTTCTTAATACTATATTTATTTTTCTTACTCATATACATTTTATTTAAAGGTGAACTAATCTAAAAGGAAAAGGCCGGTATTAATAACCAGCCAATCTGTTAATGAATGCGTAACTCAATCCGTATTCTTTCAACTCACTACGCAATTCAGTTAAAAATCTTTTAGGGATACGGCCCATAACAA